GAAGAACCGACAGAGAGCGATAAAGAGCTTACAAACTTTGTTGTTAGCCACTGTGACCGTTGGCGCGACTACCGCGACACTAATTTTCTTCCAAAATATTTAGAGTACGAGCGTATTTTTCGTGGTGAATGGGCTGCGGAGGACAAGACGCGAGATTCTGAGCGTTCGCGCATAGTTACACCGGCAACTCAGCAGGCCGTTGAGACTCGCCACGCTGAGATTATGGAGGCGATCTTTGGTCAGGGTGATTTCTTTGATATTGAGGATGACCTAAAGGATATAAACGGCAATCCTATGGACGTTGAGGCGCTAAAGGCGCAGTTGATGGAGGATTTCAAGCAGGACAAGATCAGGAAATCCATTGACCAGATCGAGTTGATGGCTGAAATCTACGGGACTGGCATTGGCGAGATTGTGGTGAAGACCGAGAAGGTCTTTGAGCCAGCGACTCAGGCAATACCAGGGCAAACGGGGCAAGCTGCTATTGGTGTGGTGGAGAAAAGCCGCATTGCAATCAAAATCATGCCGGTAAATCCCAAGAATTTCTTGTATGACCCTAATGGGACAAGCATTGATGATTGCATGGGTGTGGCAATTGAGAAATTTGTGGGGATTCAAAAGATTGTTGAGGGTATGGAGAAGGGCATCTACCGCAAGGTGGACATTGGCACAGACTCCGATGACAATGATTTAGAGCCAACGCAAGAAGTTACGCAATACCGTGATGACAAGGTTCGGCTGCTGACGTATTACGGTCTGGTGCCTAGGGAATATCTAAAGCAGCTAGAGAATGAGGGTGGAGAGGTCGTAGACTTGTTCCCAGAAGACTCGGTTGCTGATGATTACGCCGACATGGTGGAGGCCATTGTCGTGATCGCCAATGAGGGGTTGCTACTTAAAGCAGAAGAAAACCCGTACATGATGAAGGATAGACCCGTCATTGCGTACCAAGATGACACTGTGCCTAATCGTTTGCTGGGTAGGGGTACGGTGGAGAAATCCTACAATATGCAAAAGGCTATTGACGCGCAAGTGCGTAGCCATTTGGATTCATTGGCGCTGACCACCAGCCCCATGATGGGTATGGATGCTACGAGGTTGCCTCGCGGTGCTAAGTTTGAGGTGAAGCCTGGTAAGGCGTTCTTGGTCAACGGCAACCCTTCCGAGATTTTGTACCCGTTCAAGTTTGGCGAGACAAGTCTAAACAATCTGAACACGGCAAAAGAGTTTGAACGGATGTTGTTACAGGCCACTGGCACGATGGATAGCCAGGGCATGGTCAGCAATGGCAACCGCGATGGTGCTGGGATGTCGATGGCGGTGGCTACGATCATCAAGAAGTACAAGCGAACGCTGGTGAACTTCCAAGAAGACTTCTTGATCCCGTTTATCCAGAAAGCGGCGTTCCGCTATATGCAGTTTGACCCAGAGCGTTATCCGAGTGTGGACATGAAGTTCATTGCAACGGCAACGCTGGGTATTATTGCGCGTGAGTACGAACAACAGCAGTTCATTGGCTTGCTTCAGACGCTGGGGCCAAATACGCCGGTATTGCCATTGATCTTGAAGGGAATCTTGAACAACTCTAGTTTGAGCAACCGTTATGAGTTGATGGCTGCATTGGATCAGATGAGCCAGCCCAATCCAGAGGCCAAGCAGATGCAGGATATGCAGCAGCAATTGGCTTTGCAAGCGGCGCAGGCGCAGATTGCTGTTAGCACTACGCAGGCCGAGCAAAATCGGGCAGAGGCGCAGAAGTTATCGGTGGAAACTCAGTTGATGCCGCAGGAGATGCAGGCCAAGGTGCTGGCCTCTGCGACTAAGAATTTACCGGCGGGTAATGAGAGCAATGAGTTTGACAAGCGCGTGAAGATTGCAGAGTTAATGCTCAAAGAAGCGGACATCAAGAACAAATCTAAGATCGTAGAGTTGCAAATGAACAACGCCAAGAGCAATGTAGTGGATATGGAAAACCAGTTTCTTGAAAAACTAGCAACGGAGTTGAATTATGGCAATTGATAAAATCTTTAACGATGCTAATGTTGATGGCATTGCCGACAACATCTTTGGTGCTGTCAACAACTCTGTTTCCGAGGTAAAGCAGATGCAGCAGCGCAAGGCTGCTGAGAATGTTCAGATGGTGGTTGAGGCGTTCAAGAAAATTGAAACCAACATTACCGAGAAGTTTGACAACGTAACCGATGTTATTGAAAAGCGGGTATCTAGCATCAAAGATGGTCGTGATGGTTCAAGCGGCAGCGATGGGCGCAACGGCAAGGACGGGCGCAATGGTAAAGATGGACTAAACGGTAAACAAGGTTTGCCAGGGACACCTGGCAGGGACGGCGTTGACGGTGTTGATGGCGTATCAGTTACTGATGCAAACATTGACTTTGATGGTTCGCTGGTTATTAGTCTGTCCTCTGGTCAGCAAATCAATGTGGGCGAGGTTGTATCACCAGACTTGGCCGATAAGATTCAAGTCATCTCTACCATGTCCACCAATGGGGCAGTGGGTATTAAGGACGAGGGCAGTTCAATCTCTACGGGTGTGAAGAGCATCAACTTTGTTGGAGCGACTGTTACTGCTACGAATTCTGGTGATGATGTCACCGTCAATGTGAGCGCGGGTACGGGTACTGTTACAAGTGTGGCGGCAACCGTACCGGCGTTTTTGTCTGTTTCTGGTTCTCCAATTACCACCACTGGGACACTGGCAATCAGCTTATCTGGCACAGCATTGCCGGTGGCTAACGGCGGCACTGGGGTTACAACTTCAACTGGATCAGGCAACAATGTTTTGTCCACCAGCCCTACTTTGGTCACTCCTGCACTTGGAACGCCCTCTAGCGGTGTAGTCACCAATCTGACCGGCACTGCCTCAATCAACATCAACGGCACAGTAGGCGCTACGACACCTGCCACGGGTGCGTTTACTACGCTGAGTGCTACGGGCACATTAAGCGGCGGCACAAGCGGCACAGGATATAGCTTCAGCGGCAGTGCGCCAGCGACCAGCTTGACGCTGGATAGCAGCGGTAACTTGGGTATTGGGACGACTTCGCCTGATTCACTTGTAACAATCAATAAAAATGCAATTACACCAAGCGTTAATTTATCAACTGGCACTAACTTGCATTTGCTTGGTCTTGATAACGTAAATAGCAGAATTCAAGTAGATTCATTTGGAACTGGTGGAGCTGGAATTACATTTCAACGTGCTTCAGGTACTGCCGCATCCAAAAGCGCAATCACAATAAATTCAACCATAGGATTTATAAATGTTAATGGATTTGGAGCTACTGGTTATAACCCAAATATTGGCGGTTTAACCATCCAATCTGAAGAAGCTTTTACTGATACAAGTTCTGGCACAAGAATTGTATTTAATACAAACACTATAGGGGCTGTTGGTTCAACTGAAAAAATGCGTCTTGATAACGCAGGAAACCTAAAGGTTTTCAACACAATTGGTATTGGAAACACTACACCATCAACATCAGGCACAGGCATCACCTTCCCCGCAACTCAATCAGCATCATCAGACGCTAATACTTTGGATGACTATGAGGAGGGGACTTGGACACCTGTGGTTGCTGGTACTACAACTGCGGGTACAGCAACCTATATTACCCAAATAGGTCGTTACACAAAAATTGGCAATACTGTGCGTATTTACTTTGCTTGTGATTGGACGGGGCATACTGGAACTGGAACAACAAAAGTTACTGGATTTCCATTTACTTCTAATGCGGGTAATCAAACACCATTTGCCGTATTTACTTTCAACGAAACATTTAGCGCAAATAATGTTGCTAACGGAGGATTTATAGCAAATAGCGGTACACAGTGGGAACATTATCAAGTTCCTGTTGGTGGTGGTACTAGTACTGGAATACCAATAGATTCTGCGGCTGAAATCCAAGTATCTGGCGTTTATCAAACATCTTAATTAAGGAACCACCATGTCACTCACAAAAACCATTGCCATTGACCAAATCACAGTAACCGAGAACGGCATCGTTCTCTATCGTGAAGCTACTCGCATTATGGAAGATGGCAATCAAATCAGCCAAACCTACCATCGCAACAGTCTCACACCGGGACAAGACCTGACAGGTGTTTCTGCCAATGTCGTGGCAATCTGCAATGCGGCTTGGACTGCTGAAGTGTTGGCGGCTTATCAGGTGGCACAAGCAGCGGTTGAAATTGCACAGCAGGGGGCAACATGAAGCAGATTGAACTGCAAAAGAATCCAGTGACTGCGGCTGGAGTGCCTTGGTAATGAACTCCCCCGAAATTGATCCCGTAAAGTACGGAGTCCTCTGGCAGAAGGTGCAGGACTACGAGCGAAGGTTTGACGAGATGTCTGCAAAAATTGACAAGATGGAAACGTCAATAGAGCGCCTGGTAGAGATGGCAAATCAATCTAAGGGCGGCTTCTGGATGGGCATGGTTGCTGTATCTGCTTTCGGTAGCGTGTTAGGCTATGTAGCCAATTGGATAGGAAAACACTAATGTATGCGCTGGATCGTGCTTGCGTTGGTGCTGGTCACGCCACAAGCGCCTGTCAAGTACGTTTGCGTAAGGTGGGCATGGACGGGGGACGTATTTGAGCGCAGGGTTTATTGTCTGGAGTGGAAAAAGGTTGAGCAATGATAGACCCACTTACAGCCTTTGCAGCAGCGCAAGCCGCCATCAAGGGGGTGCAGGCAGCAATTAAGATGGGTAAGGACATCCACGCTATTAGCGGTGAGATGATGAAGTTCTTTGAGGCCAAGGATGTTGTCCAAAAGGAAGCGTCCAAACCTAAGTCTAGTTTTGCACAGTCGGATACAGCGCAGGCGTTTGAGATAGTGATGCAAGCCAAGCAGTTGGCAGATGCTGAGAGGGAATTGAACAACTTTATGGTGATGTCCGGCAATGCTGACCTTTGGCAGCAGTTGATGATTGAGCGCAATAGGATTATCCAAAAGCGCAAGGTTGAAGAAATATTGGCTAAGAAACACGCCGAAAAGCATAAGGAAGAAATAGAAGATTTATTAACTTGGTTGGCGGCTGGTGGATTAGTAATACTTTTATTTGGTTTGATTTTTTGGTGGCTAACTATATTAATGGATAAATAACATGGCTCCTGAGTTGCAAAGATATTATGATGACAGGTTTGATCTGTTCTCCATGCCTGGTTGGATTGACCTAATGGAAGATGCCAATAAGATGTTTGATGCGCTTAACAATGTCTCAACCATAGCGGACGAAAAAAGTCTACAATTCCGCAAAGGCGAGATTTCCATACTAACTTGGCTGATAACCTTAAAACAGGTCAGCGAACGAGCATATGAGGATTTAAATGAGAAGAATGTATGAATTTGTCTGCTTATGTGGACAACGCACCGAGGCACTGCAAGTTTATGAGACTATCAGTGTGCTTTGTAAATGCGGGGGGTTAGCCGCCCGTGTAATAAGTGCTCCTGCATTTAACTTGGAAGGTTGGTCTGGTAACTTTCCGTCCGCTCATGGACGGTTTGAACACCGGCATACTGAGAAGTTAAAAGCGGAGCAAAAAGCCAACTCATAAGCGAAAGCCGAGTTGAATTATCCTACAACCATTTTGGCAGGAAATCGATATGTTGATTGATGAACCCACAGAGCCGCTAGGCGAACTCGAAATAGAAGAAACTAAAAACGAACTTCCTGAGAAATACAGGGCTAAAAGTTTGGAAGAAGTTGTACGAATGCACCAGGAGGCTGAAAGGCTGATAGGTAAGCAGGCCCAAGAGGTCGGTGAAGTTCGTAAGTTAGCTGACGAGTTAATCAAGCAAAACCTTAGTGGAACATTGCAACCTATCAAAGAGGAAGACCCTGAAGTTGACTTTTTTGAGAATCCTCAAAAGGCAGTTCAAGGCCAGATTGATAGACATCCTGACGTTCTCGCGGCCAGACAAGCTGGCATGGATTTCAGACGGATGCAGATTCAGCAGAAGCTAACGCAAGAGCATCCTGATTACTCCCAAGTAGTCAGTGATTCAGATTTCCATAACTGGGTGAAATCTTCACCTATCCGTTTGGGACTCTATGCAAAGGCAGATGCAGAGTTTGACTATGACTCGGCAAATGAATTGTTGTCCACCTTCAAAGAATTGCGCGGTGTAAAAGCCCAACAGTCTGAAAAAGCGTCTGACGCTGCACGGACTAAAAGCATGAGAGCGGCGCAAGTTGATGTTGGTGGCTCTGGAGAGAGTTCCAAGCGCGTCTATCGCAGGGCCGATCTAATTCGTCTGAAAATGACTGACCCCTCAAGGTATGAGGCGCTAAACGATGAAATACTCGCAGCCTATGCCGAGGGTCGTGTTCGATAATTTAACTGGAGTTTAATCATGGCATATCCCACCCCAGCGGTAACAGTAACTACCGCAGCAACGTTCATCCCAGACATCTGGAGTGATGAAATCATAGCCGCTTACAAGAAAAACCTTGTTCTGGCTAACATCGTAATGAAGATGAATTTCAAAGGTAAGAAGGGCGATGTGGTTCACATTCCTGCACCTACCCGTGGTTCAGCTTCAGCGAAAGCGGCATCTACTGCCGTTACTCTGATTGCCGATACGGAAACAGAAATTCAAGTGTCCATTAACAAGCACTTTGAATATTCACGTTTCATTGAGGACATCGTTGAAGCACAAGCATTGAACAGCTTGCGCCAGTTCTACACTGCTGATGCGGGCTATGCGCTTGCCAAGCAAGTAGACACTAGCTTGATCCAGTTGGGTCGTGCATTCAATGGTGCTACTATCGGTACTAACGACTACGCAACTTCTGCGGCTACTACCAAAGCCTTTATTGGTGGTGATGGTACGACTGCTTACAATAGCTCTTCATCCAATGCTTCCGCTTTGACTGATGCCGCTATTCGCAGAACCATTCAGCGTTTGGATGACAACGATACTCCTATGGACAATCGTTTCTTTATCATTCCTCCTTCAAGCCGCAATACGTTGATGGGTCTTTCCCGTTACACAGAACAGGCTTTTGTGGGTAATGGTAATGCCATCCGTACTGGTGAAATTGGTCAACTGTATGGTATCCCTGTGTTCACATCTAGCAATGCTGATACTGGTGCGGGCAACTCCACCACAGATCGTATCTGCTTGATGGGTCACAAGGACTCTATGGTTTTGGTTGAGCAAGTTGGTATCCGTTCACAGACTCAGTACAAGCAAGATTACCTTGCTACTTTGTTTACATCTGATACTTTGTATGGTGTTGCCGCACTTCGTGCAGCCGCCTCCACTGGTGCAGCTTTGTCTTCTAGCGCATATGCGTTAGCAGTTCCAGCCTAATAGTTGCCTTTTCCCCTCGCCTTAATCGGTGGGGGGATTTTTTACATCAAGGAGATTTATTATGGCAGCAGCAACAGCAGTAGTTTCCCGTAGGGGAACTG